CTCGCTGCCAAAGGCAAGGTGAAGCAGGCTATCGACTTCGTGCGTGTGTTCCTCGACTCTGGCAAACCGCTCATTCTGTTCTGCTCCTACCATGAGATTGTCGATGAACTGAAAAAGGCTTTCCCTAAAGCCGTCACAGTTACAGGGCGTGACTCCATGATTAGCAAGCAGGCTGCCGTCGATGCGTTCCAGAATGGTACGGCACAGCTTATCATCTGCTCCATTAAAGCAGCTGGTGTCGGTCTCACACTTACAGCCTCATCCAACGTGGCTTTCGTTGAACTGGCTTGGACGTATGCCGACTGCTGCCAGTGCGAAGACCGTGCGCACCGCATCGGGCAGAAGGACAACGTGACATGTTATTATCTCCTTGGTCGTGGCACTATAGACCGTGCCCTGTATCAGATTATTCACAAGAAGAAGTCCATTGCCAACGAAATCATGGCTTCATCCGACGATATTCCAGAGGATGAGCAATACTTCGATGAGCTAATGAACGAGTTTCTACAACCTACACTGTTTGACAATGCGTAAATTTACCCCACCCGAATATTCCGTCGTGGACTCATTGGGCAACCGTACACTGCTCCTTGACATCGACATCATGATTGAGAATGGTGAGCGTTTCTTCCGCACATTCCGTTACAAGGCTCCTGTCCGTCTGGACCTCAAGATTGGCTGGTATGTTGACTGCGAAACGCTGTCTGAGGAAGTTGACAAGGCTTATCCATATCTCAAAGAACGCAACGACGTGCGCATCTGTCTCACTGATGCAAAACCAGTAAAACAAATATCAAACCCAAACAACAATTACAACAATGACAAAGTTAGAAATTTCTCGCGAACTCGCAGACCGCGCTGGGCTGCCTCTCGCTGATGCTACTCGTAGCACTGACGCTTTCTTCGACATTCTCAAAGATGCGTTCGCCAACGGACGTGACATATTCGTCCGTGGCTTTGGTACTTTCAAGGTGATCGAGCGCAAACCAAAGGTTGCACGCGACATCCGAAAAGGTACACAGGTTATCGTTCCAGCTCGCAAGGCTGTCAAGTTCATTCCGTCTAATCAACTCACAGTAAAACAATAATTCATTATGGAAAAGACTCCTATCAAAGGCATGTTGTACACTGGTACAAAATCTGTTCTCGCAGCTCCATTCACTCGCACCGACGCTGCTTCACATCTTGGTCGTAACCTCAAGTCCGAAAACTCCGACGAGGAGGAAGGCTACCTCGTACAGTATGAGGACGGCTATCAGTCATGGTCGCCAAAATCTACTTTCGAGAAGGCTTATCAACCTTCGGGCACATTCGTTGACCGTATGCGCATCGAACTGGCTGACCTTCACAACCGCATCGTGAGTCTGCACGGTTTCATGCTCACACAGAAGTACCGCGAGTTGTCAGACGTTGAGCAGTCTATGCTCGTTCGTCAGTTCACCACCATGCACGACTATCACGATGCACTGGCTAACCGTCTCGACTATTACAATTCACTCGTTCCTAACGGCTCAAAGTAATACACCATGGCAGAATATTTTGAAGTAGGCGTGCGCTACGACCGCACCAACGAGAAGGGCTTACAGGTTAAGGTCACAGAACAGTACCTTGTAGATGCCATGTCATTCACTGAAGCTGAGGCACGCATCACGGCTGAGGTTGCACAGTATTCCACATCGGGCGACTTTAAGGTCATGACGATTAAGCGTTCACAAATCAGCGAAATCACCATTGACAAGTACGGACTTGCTTCGCAGGTCTCTGCCGACGCAAAGAAGCTCACAGGCGAGAACAAGCACGCCAATTCCGACGTGGACCGCTTCTATAAGGTCAAGGTAAACTGGATTGACCTCGACGAGAAGACCTTGAAGGAAAAGCGCACTCCGCAGCACTACCTCGTTGCGGCTGGCTCTCTCGACGCGGCTCACGATGTTATCCGTCAGTATCTCCACGGCTCGCTCCGTGACTACGACGTGGCAACCGTTGACGAGTCAAAGATTGTTGACGTTATCATCCCTGCATCTAAAGACAATGGGAAGGACGCTTGAACAAATGATAGCTCTCGCTAATGCTGGTGTCAAGCAGCGTCGTAAACCGCGCGACGAGGAACATCAGATACAGTGTGCATGTGTACGCTGGTTCCGACTCCAGTACCCTCACCTTCATCACAACCTGTTCGCCGTGCCCAACGGCGGCAGGCGTGACGAGGTGACTGCTGGCAAGCTCAAAGCAGAAGGTGTCCTTGCTGGTGTCGCTGACCTCGTCCTTCTAAAGAGTAACGCCGAGTTCGGCGCACTCCTCATAGAAATGAAGACGCGCACAGGTCGCCAGCGTGACACACAGCGAGAGTGGCAACAACTTATAGAGAAGGACGGCTACCGCTACGTCGTGTGCCGCTCCCTCGATGATTTCATGAACGAGGTAAACAACTACCTCGCGACTGCTGAACACTTTTAATACAGTTTCATTATGGCACGTCCAGAAGAAAAAGGACTGAAATACTATCCCTTCGATGTTGACTTCTTCAATGACGAGAAGATTGAAGCAATATCTGGTGAGTTCGGAATAAAAGGAGAAATCGTAGCTGTGAGGCTGCTCTGTGCGATATATCGTAACGGCTATTTCATAGAGTGGTCAGACCTCTACAAGATGAAGTTCCTCCGCAATCTCCCTGGCATATCGTCTGATCTGCTTGATACCATTATACTGCGCTTGGTTAAGTGGGGCTTCTTTGACAAAGACCTGTTTAATTCGGCAAAGGTTCTGACATCACGCGGCATTCAGCGCAGATACTTCGAGGTTATACGCCGACGCAAACAGTCTGGCGAATATCCTTATCGCATTGATGAGTCACCATCGGGCGGTAAGCCTCAGCCAAAGAAAGCACATCTGACAGAGGTCGCTTCATTCCCTGCAACAGCACCGCCTCCAACCGTTCACTCTGCTTCTCCAGAGGGCAGCAATGAGGACTACTTCGAGGAGCTGCACCGTCCTTCGTCCATGCGTGACAACCTGTGTATGCGCTTCCACCTCACGACCGAACAGCTGGAGGAGAAACTTTCAACATTCCTTCTCGACTGCCAGTGTCGCCAGACAGTGCACCAAGACCGCCGCGATGCTATCAACCATTTTAATGACTGGCTCCGTATCGTAATCGAAGCCGAAAAGAAACAGACAAATGAACAATCAGCAAAATCAAACCAAGCGTCTAAACGTAGAGGAGTTCAAGAACTTGCTCCTCAAGGGAAAGTATATGAGGGAGCGTTTTAGGCTTCCATGGGACTTTGAGGATTCCGTTACGGCACTCACTGCGTCATACATGGCAGAGGTAGAGCTGAGACATCGTGACTATATACCAGACGAGCACACAGAGAAGCATATCAGACAGGCGGCGCAATGGCTTACCGCTGAACGCCCAAAGTTCGGCATGCTCCTCTGTGGGCAGTGTGGCAACGGCAAGACAACCCTTGCATTGGCTATCCGTGGACTTGTCTCGTATCTCAGCAAAGGCAACTACAATCAAGATGCGCCTTGCCTCCACATGACCGATGCAAAGGAAATATGCGCTTTCGCTAAGGAAGACAACAAGACTTTCAAAGGGCTATGCAAGAAAAACATGCTCGCCATTGACGATCTGGGCACCGAACCTGCGGAAGTCCTCGACTATGGCAACGTGCTCAACCCTGCCATTGACCTGCTATCAGCACGCTACACCGACCAGCTCTTCACCGTCGTAACCACCAACCTCACACCGAAGCAGATACGCGAACACTACGGCGACCGCATTGCAGACCGCTTCAACGAAATGTTTGAGCGCATCGTCTTCGACAATTCAACCTACAGAATATAACCACCGTTCCCTGCCATTTTTGGCAGGGCAGGCACAATCAACATATCATCATGGAAATTTCTATCAATCAGAAAGAGCAGAACGAGCTTACAGCCGTTTACACCCAGCTCAACGATGAGCAGAAAGCAGTACTCAACGACATCTTTGGCGAAGACACCTTCAAGCCAAAGGACATCCGCGACCGTGTAAAGACCTTCGAGGACGCTTGCACAGTCCTCGGCATTGACCCCGACGAATGGAAGAAGAAACATCTGATGTTAGACAAGGACGTGCTTGCATATCTCAAGCTCCGTGTCATTACCCAAGCACTCAACGAAGGCTGGTACCCGAAGTTCACTGAGGACGAACGACGTTACTATCCTTGGTTCTACATTCTCACACAGGAGGAAAACGACAACTTATCAGCCGAAGAAAAGCGTCGCTGTGTCGGTCGT